CTTCAGCAAAAACATACTTGGCGTTACCAAACAGGAGTGGCACGATGGCTCGAACGAAAAAATGAGCCCGGCAATCTGGGTTTCCAGCATGGTGAAAAATGCAAGCCTGCACATGGGCATTATGGGCACCGACAAAATCGCCAGCTCCACCAACACCGTTTGAACCTGGTGTTGTATTGGATAATCCGCTAATTGTTGCTGAATTTTTAATATACAAATACGAGCCACCTTTCCAACCAGTTCCAGTTTGAAAAGCGTAAGTTGTTGTTGAGTCTGAACTGATATTAGCAGTAATATTACAATATACATTAATTGGTTGTGCAGGACTATTTGCTTGAGCAAACAAGTTGATATTATTAGATACCGAATTGATATTTACTATTTGATTTTGTCTAAGCAATATTGGCATTAAAATCATTAGATTATCTCACGTCGGGTAAAAACGAGCCGTAAAGATTAGTGCCATCACAATAAAATGAAATAATATCTTTGGCGTTCGCCGTTGTTGTTAACGCTGGAGGAGTGGCCGCTGGCCACTTAAATGAAGATCCAAATGTTAAAGTTCTTGATCCAGTAGAATCCTGATTGATTATTAACATAAGCGTTCCAACTTTTAAATTGGTTGGATTTGTCAATAATCTAGCTCCGGCAAGTGTTACAGTGGCAATCATACCTTGAGAAACATCCCAGTTGATTGTCGCGCCATCAGTTAATGTTTGGTTTAATACATTGGCCGTGGCAAAATTAACAGTACCAGTTACAGATACTGTTGCACCATATGTGACATTTGCTGTATAGTTTACCGAAGTAGTATTGATCGACATAGCGTTGGCGCTACCGGCAACCAAAACATAATTATTGAATCCATTATATTGGATTCTATTATTTCCTGTGGATTCGAACCATATATTGGCTACTTGTAATGTTGACATTTATTATTCCTTGAAAAATCTTTAATCTTTTAAACCCGTAAACAAATCAATTAAAGACATAGAATGTCCAGTTTCCCAAATTAATTCCATCAGATACTTTTCATAATCATATTTAAAAACAGTAACATCTGGATTAGTAAAGGATGTACAAACGCTTGTGCTTGTTACAACTCTACAAATTAATGGCCTGACTTCATGGATACCGCATGATTTATCATCATCAAGAAATATACAATTTTTTCTGCCTAACCAATCATTATATGGCTTTTGGCCATTTTTCATAATTTCAGACCAGTTATCTCTCAAATATGTTTGCCATTCTGTAATAGTATCTTTATTTTTTTCCAGAATAGTTTCTTTCAAATTATTTTCAATAATATATTTTTCGATTTCATTCCATTCTATTCTTGAAGAAGGAGCAACTTGGCGACAACAAAATCCACAACCCTTATGACAAGCTATCTTATCAGTTTTTTTCGAGTTTAGATCATTGTATACATTATGTATCGCTTTCGCGTAAATTATTCCCTTTTCTAATTCTTTGTTTACTAATATAATCACTTCATCTTTAGTCATAATATAAACCTTTCAATATTAAGTAATATAAGCTGTCCATGCATACATAATATTTGTTGGGGTTGTTGCCCATGCCGGATCAACTTGTTTAAATTCAAAATAATCACCAGCATTAACAGCAATAGATAATGCAGTATTAGAAAAGCTATTTGCTGTACTCGATACCATATTAAGAGTAATGTTAGCAAATAGGTAATCTGTTGTATTATTAACTCTTATGTATATGGGAACTGCTTCGGCAGTTCCCGCAGTACCAGCAGCATTATATGCAACAAGATATGCAGAAGTTAAAGTTCCGGAAGCGGGAACAAATACTTTATTCACACCAGAAGTAGTGATCAGACCTGATTGTGGTTGAGAACCAAAAAAATAAGTAGTGCTTGATACAAAATTTGCTTTTTGTAAAGAACCAGTTAATGCATAATTTTTTGCAGTAACAGCAGTAGCCCAATATGTAGTAGTTCCATTTGAGGTTAATACTTGGTTTGCTGTGCCAACAGTTCCATTGGCGTTTATTGTGGCAACTGTTAATGTGGTTACGTTAACAGAGTTTGTCGTTAGGTTATTTGAAGTCATGACGCTATTAACTGTTGCGTTACCAACATATACAGCAGAAGAATTTATATAAGAATTCGCGCCAACAGTAATGTTGGTCGCAGAATGAATTGTATTAATTGTAGAATTACCAACTGTAAAAGATGTTGTATTGGTAATTACGTTGGCGCCAACGGCCATAGAATTTGTGTTAATAGTTACTGTATTTGATCCAGAAGATACTTGTAAAGCAATTCCTGTACCATTTGCAGAAATTACAATGGCGCTTCCGATATTATTGCCTGTTTTGACAGTTAAATCTGTACCAGCATTCGCGGTGTTGATATTTGTTACTGTAAGTGTTGACATTTTAACTTCCTTAAACTATAACGACTCTGGCGCCAGTATCAATTATCAAAGAATATGAATCGCCCAACGTCAATGGACCAGTCGCTATGGCGTTTTCTCCGGCCAAAAATTCAATATTAGCATTTATTGTATTGGCATTGATTCTAAAAATATTGTTGATATTGCTGGTATTTCCCACAACACCATTGGAACCTTTATAATATCCGCCACCGCTTTGAAATGCGGTTCCGTTGACATATAATCCAGTGGAAGTGAGATATGTGTTTGTCGAAGAATTACCAACAAAATACGCGCTTGTATTAATGGTAATATTCGCCCCAATCTGGAGCGCTGAAGTGTTCGCAGTTACGTTTGTTGAAGAGTTGCCAACAAAAATCGTACTATTTGGTCCAAAACTCAAAGACGTTGAATTTATCGTAACGTTTGATGAGGTGTTGCCAAAATATAAAGCGGTTGAGTTTGCGATAAATGTTGAATTTACGGACAAACTATTTTTGACTACGAAATTTGTATCGGCCAAAGATCACTCTCCCTGTTGGCGTTTTTATTATTTATATAAGAGTAGATTATGCCCATACACAAACAGGGTTAGCCGGAATTATCCTATATGGTTCTAATGTTGATAAGTCAAAATCCTGATCGATAAGTCTGACGTTCAAATGCCACCCATCTTTATTTGGTATACTTCCGACTTCATGGGCAGCGAATTGATGTGACCATTGTGCGATAAAAGTATTATTATTTTGATCAATATTTGCCATACCTATGGGTATCAGAGCAGCTAACATTGTCTGTTGATCAGGAAACTTGTAAAAAAATCAATCATGTGCCAGACCACTCTCTAACAGTTCTTGCATTATATACAATCGGAAAATATGTTATCGATTTGATATATGCTGTTTGTCCGCCATTTATATTTAAATTATTGACATAAGGAAGAATACACCCATAAAGTTCTTCTGCGGTTAGGGACCCTGCTCTACTTAATCCATTAACAGACATAGCAGCGTAACCATTTCTATATGATAATATTTGTTTAAATGTAAAAGATTGTGAAGTAAACCCGTAATTTCCATTGAAGTCAAAAGTTGGTGGTATATTATTAAATGATCTTATATAACCCCCGCTACCACCACCAGTTAGTTTTATATTACCAGAGGTTGGTCCATATAATCCCATAAGATATATATTAGCTCCAGATATTCCAATAGAATACCCGTTCATGATAAAGGTTCCACCTGATTGATTATATGCAGGAAGAAAAATAGGAGATGCCATAGTTGCGCTATCAACTGATCTAGTTGTAGTAACATTTGCTGTATATATCGGAGTAGTGGCATATCCAGCACCACCTGCTTCAATCTGAGCGAAGTCCATCGCAACAGCATCACCAGAGTTCTGTATTTGTACACCAATGCATGGGTTTGCTAATGTTGCTGATAAAACAACACGATTCCATAAACCATTTGATAAATCTACTGTAGACCAAGTTGTTCCATCAATAGTGATCTGAATAGAACCAGTCACAGTCAAAGCTTTGAGGTAGATGGAATACACCTGTGCTGCCGATGTTGCGGTCAACTGCTGAATACAGGTCGCAGAACCGGAAGTAGATGTTAAGCTCGTTGCAGAATTTGATATTCCATCAATACCTGTTTGATTGAGTGCGGCTGTTATATTTGTTCTGACCCAAGAAACTGGTAGAGTGGTTGCAGTCGTTGGCTGGTATGTTTGTGTTACGCTGCCGTTTTCAAGCTGTCCACCCCAGATGTAGATGCCGCTGTTTACGGTCAAGCCAGTATCTAAAGTCCCATCACGAGAAGGTGTTATCACAATAAGTTTTAAAGATGCTACAGTTGTAGTAATAGAGCATCTATACCATCCACTGCCAACAGAAGTAATTGCTGCTGTTGTTCCTGATGCTGTGGGTGCTGTTGAAACTATTCCGTTGATGAGATCAAATGCTGCCCAGAACCCAGATGCATAAGCGCCAACAGTCATGATTCCATAGTTGTAATCCGCCGCTTTCATATAGACGCTTGATGTAAATGTAGTTGTCAACGATGCATTTGCTTGACCAATATATGCATTTCTGGCAGTTTTGCTTAAGGTGTTGCTATAAATTTTTTGACCAGTGTTTGATCCATCGGGGGCAGTTGTAGATGCTGGAACTCTTGTTATGAATGCAGCATTACCATCATAGTTCCATGCAGCGTTATCGAATGCTTGTGAGTAGGTTAAGAAGTTTTGATTCTTCGTTGCATCACGACACCAAAGAGCTAAATTTGTTCGCTGTTCTTCAATTAACAGACCATTTACTGTTGATGTGGCTACTAGTGGAGTGTTTGTAGATAAAAATGCTCCTTGGGCTTTATAATTGGTGGCAAATGTACTAACTTCAATTTGAAACATATCTAGAAGAGTCCCAACATTACCGCCAGTAAAACTTATTTGTATATTTGCTGATGGGAATATAAGAAGAACAGTTACTCTATACCATCCAGAACCAACACTTTGTATTTGCGCATTACCCATTACTATACCAGTTAATCAGACAGAATACGAAGAATTTATGGTAAGGGAACCTCCACCCGCAGAAGGATTAGATAAAGACATTGTTAATGTAGAAGTTACGTTTGATACATAAAAACTTAAAGTATTATTGGATGCAAGTGTCCCTAAAGTTCTTGTAAGTCTACTAGCAGTGACATCAGTAAAAGAAGCTGCCGTATTTAAACCAGTCAAACTGTTTAAATTACCAAAAGATACGTTTGATGATGCAGGAAAATTTGACCCAATTGTTGTCCAAGCACTAACATTTGCTGGACTTGAATATGTTAATATATTTTGTGGTAGCTGAGTGGTTGATGACCAATCAAATCTTGGTTGTGCGTATGGATTTATTATTGGAGACTCTAGTTGAGCACCAGTGACGAACATACCCGAAGTTCCATCTCCGGTATAACCACCCAAATTATATGAGTTAGTAGCTACAATTTTATCAATCATACCAATAGAAAAATATTGACCCCCCAAGGGAGAACTTATTGCAACAGAAACTCTTGCCCAACCATTTCCGGCATCAGTAAAAGATACCCCAGTAACCGCATCTTGAATACCATCAGTATAAGTTTTGTATTGCCTACCAGCAAGGTCAACAACTGCCCATCCCCATCTATTAAAACCTGTATAATACATACCTAACACAAGGTATCTTTTAGCACTTGTAGGGTCTTCTTTAGCAAAAACAGAAAATACTTGATTATAGGGATATTGCACTGCATCATTTTGTCTGTTATACATTGCAGAAAGTGTAATAGCACCAGAGTTTTCAGTAATTCGTTGCGCAGCAGCAAATCCAGTTGGTGGAGTTACTGCATTATTCGCAACCGTTAATCCATTCTTAGTCCACGCAGCATTAGTAAAGTCTTCTGAATATGGTTCAAAATTTGTTACTGCTGTCGATGATGTTGTCTGAACATATGGCGTAGGTGGAACTGTGTAAAACGCTTTTGACAAAACACCATTTGCATTTATATAATTTGCATCAGACGCCCTTGTATAAGTCAAAGAATCCATAGAACGACCTTGACCGAAACCTTTGACAAAGCCTCGATCATTTACGAAATCCAAATCAAGAGTAGCACCCGGCGCTGGCCAAGCTTGTGCCCAGCCAGCTTCAATATTTCTTTTACCAACATTTGGACCTTTTGATAAACCGGCTCCAGTTCTTGACAAATCTGCGTTATAGATTGGTCCAGAAGCCAGAGTTGCACTTGGTCCTGATATAATACCAGATACTAACCCTGATGACATTAGTACTCTTCAATCATCGCCGATACATACATCAAAGTACCAACAGTCAATGGAGGAGCAGTTCCTGGTGTAGATGCAGAAAGCTTATAACCAGCCTTCAATGGCAATACTCTTTTACCGTTAGCATCATATGGCAGAGCAGGCATCAAAGTACCACTAAGGGCATCGACAGTTGCAGCAGTACCGTTAGTACCAGAAGAAGCAGGAATTGATACTGCACCAAGTACATAGTTGTTACCTGTTGTATCAGTAAGCCAGAAAGTAATAACACGTGCAGCAGTATCCGTTGAAGAAATATTCAAAGACTTAACTACAGCATCGTTGGTGTTTGAAGTGTAAATTGTCTTATATGGTCCCATAATAAGGTTGACTGTGGCATTTGTTGAACCAGAATCAACTGTCGGAGCATTTGACGTAACAGTTGGAAGAGTAAAGAATGAACCCTGTGCAGTTACAACAGGAATTGATGTGATAGCGTTAGCTGTTGAGTTTACAGCCGTTACTGTTGCGGTAAACGTTGCGGCAGTAATAACGTTTGCAGTACCGTTAGCGACAGTAAATGTTCTGGTTCCGACTGTCAAGTTAGAACCTGCGTTGTTAGCTGCAACTGCAATTACAGCATAAGGGTCGTTAGAGCCGAATGGTACAATTACAGTGTTAAGGTTCTGAGTAAAATTAAGTGATTGTGACTTTGCCATGTTATGATCCCATTAATAAGAGTGGATTTAGGTTAATTAATGTTGCTGTTGTTGGTGTAATTGAAGTATTTATTGTTGAATTTCCAACAGAAATTGAATTGTTGACTGTTACAATTCCACTTGCCGAGAAATAGGCAACAGTATTATTATTGGCAATAATTCTCAAATCTCTTGCTGAACCAGTGCCTGCATTCTGTGTTCCAATTGTCAATATATTAGTGTTAGTTTGCCAGTCGAATACTGCTCTTTCATAGTTCGATGCATCAGTATAAGTGTTATATAGACGAAAAGTCTGAGCAGTTGTTCCAAAACGCTGGGCTAGGATACTGGCAGCATCACGATACAACGACAAATCTGGAGCACCCCAACCAGAAGCGGAAGACGTCCAATTAAAAGAAAATGTTCCGGGTATTACTATACCACCCGTTCCAATTGCTAAAGTCTGTTGTGTGTTATTCGTAAACCTAACTACAGAACCAATAGATGTCAATAAACCATTGAAATATACTTGCCCTGTATTATCAACAGAAAACTTGTTACTTCCACTAACGTTTAAACTGAATAGGTTGGAGCCAGACACATTTGTTCCATCCAATACCAGACCTCTTTCTGGTAAGAATGGGTTAAAATTGCTTCTTAATCCGTAATCTAATCTAGCAGCCATATTTGATCCTTGGCATTAAGCGGCAGTTAATGCCATATTTATAAGTGAAATAGTAGTTGGTGAAATAGTCGTTCCAATCGTAGGGGTGCCTACAGATACACCTGTTGTAGCATATATGTTTGATGGGCGATTATTGGTCGCACCACCAATCTGTACTGCACCATCAACGTAAGCTAAAAAATTGCCCGCCGCATCAATATTCCATGTGGGTGTCGCACCTTTAAAAAATCTGATTGTTCCATCATAATAAAGATTGATTGAGCCAAAGCTTCCAGATGTAAAACCAAATGTTGCGTAACCAGTAGAACCGGGAGTTGCGCCACCAAATGAACTTCCCCCTGAGATGAAGTTAATGGCTCTTGCTGAACCAGTACCAGCATTCTCAGTACCGATTCTTATAACGTTAGCAGTCGTCTGCCAGTCAAAAACACCACGTTCATAATTTGATGCATCAGTATATGTGTTGTAAACTTGGAATGATTGAGATGTTGATCCATTTAATATGCCAACAAATTTATTGCCTGATGTGCTAAGTGAAATATTATCATTTTGTGAAGATATAGTTACCCAAGAAAATCCAACACTACCAGAACCACCAATAGTTATTCCGAAATTTCCGGAAGTGATAAAGGATGAAGAACCTGTATGACCTAATTGAAGACTTTGACTGCCTCCACTGCCTATAACAACATCAGCGCCTCCGCTACCAGTTGTAACATACAATGCGGGTCTATTAACAACTCCATTCAAATTAATCGTCGTAGTACCAAATTTATCAACTGTAAAATAGTTCAGACCGTTTCTTTGTATGTTGAATAGATTGCTTGCAGACACATTCGTACCGTCCAATACCAGACCTCTTTCTGGTAAGAATGGGTTAAAGTTACCTCTAATTCCGTAGTCTAGCTTTGCAACCATTTATTACCTTTAACTTGGTTTTGGTTCTGTATCGGTTTCTTTTGCAGCATCTTCAAGCTTCTTGACAAGATGTAGAGCCGCTTCTGCCGCTTGTAGTCCTGCTGACTTGACAGCAACATCAATAAGGTTCATCAGTACCTGAGCTTCTTGCTCTGTGTAAGTAACTGTAATCATATATTTCACTCCTTAATATTAAACTTTATATTGGTTAGCATAACTCTGTGAAGCCATCTCCATGACAAACTGCACATAGTCATTATCAGTATTTAGGATAGCCGGATTAGGAATCATTGTTCCGGGGTTATTCGGATCATCAATTTCCTCTGATAATACTGAATTATAAGCATTTCTGGCAGCAGTGATTCCTGCTAATTTATTTTCATCAGTAATTGTAATGGTAAAGTCTGTCATAATTTACTCCTAAAAACCTACAAGAGATAGTTTTGTTATTGGTGAAACGTAAGCAATCGCATTAGTATATGCGATAGCTGCTGCTCCTAATGAATCATAATTTGCTAAATTAGATTGTAACTGTGCATTAGAAACAACATTAACCGCTGCTACTGATCCAACAAATAATGTGTTATTGGCTGTTCCTGAATATGATGTAGAATTGATTGTCGAATTGACAGAAGCATTTCCAATAGTTAAATTAGAAGTAATGTTCAATGTATTCATCGCAGTAATGGCTACATTGTAGTAAGCGCCTGAACCAGTACTTAATGATAATGTATTATTATTGCTTTGATATGTGAATGAATTTACGCCAGCAACAGAAGCTATTGAAACGTTTGTTACACGACCAGTAGCGTCAACAGTAATGATGGGAATTGCTGCGCTGTTACCATAAGTGTTTGCTGTTACGCCAGAATTAGGCAGTAATGTTGCGCTTAAAGTTCCCGTGTTAATATTTGATGCATTCGAAGCAAAAGCAATAGCATTGGCGTAAGCAACCGATCCACCAGCGCTGTTGCTGTTTATCCAAATACCGTTTTCGTATGCAAGAACGTCATTATTGGCGGGATTTGCAATAGTAACATCTAATAAATCATTGATAAGTTTAACGCCCGAAGAAATTGTTGGTATATTCTTCAGTGTGACAGGTTCAGTTGTCTGTATTATGCCTGCAGTGGCGTTTGTGGAAATTTTTATTGTAGTCGGCTTGGCAACTACTACGTTTATGACTGTATTAGACATTATTCTTTCTATTCTTTAGAGAATATTTAGTAAAGTGTATCAATCACCCTGAAGTATATCCATTCGCCCACCAAGTATTATTAGTGGAGAATATTCCGGCAGTTACAGAAGGAGTTATTGTAACAATACCCTCGACAACTCTTGAAATTGCATTTGTTGTTGTATCTGTAATATTAACGTCATACACATACCTGCCAGAATATAAATTCGCTGTTATATAAGCATCCATTTCAAGAGTTATAGTTCCGGCAGTTGTGTTTATAGTTGTATTGAATGGGACATACGTTTGTGAAGTATACCACTTTTTCAAAACAGAATTGGCTGTGAACCCAACAAGATCTAACGGATCGCCATTTTGATCCGTTAAATTAAGAGTCGCATTGAACGTTGCGCCTTGGTCAATTACTAGATTTGCTTTTGTTGCCATTATACTATTACCCTGGCAAATTTAACTGTGGTATTTGAAGAAATTGGCGTAAAATATAACAGAACATTAGTTCCGCTTGTTAATGTGGAAAAAACACCAACATAAGAATTAGAAGTATACGAGGCATATTCTGTGATGAACGCCGTAGTTGTATTATGAACAATCATTATTTTAGAACCATAATGATTGTTTGAATTATTGTCGTTCACGGAAAGAAGGTATTCCGCGGAATTGTAAGTTGCCATTGGCCAGGAATCAATCAAAGCTGTTCCAACGCCTGTTGTAGTTATTTGGACATTGGATATACTTGTTTGTAAAATAACTGGCGCATAAGTTCCATTAGCATTGAGGAAATATTGGCCGTTGGATACTTGAGAGGCTGTGGGTATTTTTAAACTTAAATTCGCAGTAGAGTTCGCAAACGAAATAGAAGTTGTATTGATTGTGGCGTTTGTTGTTGAATTTCCAAGAAATATCGAATTAGTATTAATAGAAACATTTGATACAGAGTTACCTATCGTTATTGTATTACCGATAGATATAGAATTTACCACAGATATATTATTAGTAACAACTGAATTTGAATAAACGTTACCAGTTACCGAAGCATCTCCGACCGCAGCATTCGAACCAACAGTTACAATCGAATTTGATACAGCAGATGCAAGTTGGTTAACTGTTGTTAACAGTTTTTGAAATGTGTCCGTTGTTGCGACGTTGCCTATAAGAATTGTCATTTATTTTTATCTCTTTAATAGTTGTTGTAACATATTCTTAATTTCTTTGACATCATTTTCCACTCTATTTAATCTTTCATCATTTAAAGCGGCTTTCTGTGCATTTTGTTTTTGCTTTTTATAGGCAATCAATTTAGCATTATCCACATTTAAAATCGCTCCGGACCTTGGATCTTTAACGAGTCCTTCTACATCTGTCTTTATGTATTTATTACTCATTTTATAACTGTAAGGCCAGAGCTTGTAAACTATCAACCAATGGAACTTTAGAACTATCCTGTGCTTGTAAGATAACCTTTATCTGAAACTGCTTGAACAGGGTATACAAAGAACCTCCAGCATTTTGATATGTTAATCCTTGTGGAGTTACCAAGTAAGCAGTAGTTCCTGTATTAGAATCCGACCAAGAAGTTCCGACAGTCAAATAAGTTGCGTTCGCAATTGAGACAACAACTTGTTCATCATTATCAATACCAATGATATTTCCTGGCATTAACTGACCAGTAAAATTAGTTCCGCTACCAGTAATAATATTACTTGTATTTGATACAGTAACTGTGCCAGTTAAAGCTGTGTTACTTGAAGTAGACATATAAGCAGTAGTTGGAGGAACTACAACGTAATAAGCATTACTCGAGTAATTGCCATTAAATGGAGCATTAAGAGTTAATGATGTCGTATTGGCAATCGAAACAATTTGTCTTGCTGTTTCACCAAATGACGAATTAGCCATCATATTAATGAAATTGCCTACTTGATTTTCTTGTCCAAATAAAGTATTAACACCAGTAATTGTTGTATTTGTATTGCTAGCAGTAATAAATCCTGATGTTGGAACTAAGTTATAATATCCATAAGTAGAATATGTAAATTCTCTAACATCATATGGATTGCTTGGATCACAAAATACGCTATCGCCTTGATTAAACATAGGAGTCCAAGTTTTTATGGACATTGGATCTGTATCTTGACCATTCAAGAATTTTACATAAACTTTGATGTCAGTACCTGGGGGTCTGTGAGCTGATAAGATAATTTGAAGATCTTCAGAATCTTGTCCAGCAGCCAAGGTTACAATTTGTGAAATATATTTCGTTCTTGATGGACCGTTGTTGAAAAATTCATTATAAGAAATTTGTGGCCAGTCGACAAGGTTTCTTATGATTAGCGTATTATTTTTAACAGTATCAATCAATGGCGAAATAAACTGAGAATCAGTAGTCAGGCGCGCATGAATAGTCATAGAATTATTGCCGCCGATATTAGTAACTTCGTTCGTGCGACTCAAAACTACTCTTTCTTGATCATAAAATTCTGTTTCCAATCCTGTTTGAATTGGGAATGTATTTGAATCATAAGAATATGTATTATTTACACCCGTATAATCGTAATTTACGGAAGTTCCGGATGGTGTAATATAAGAAAATTGGCCAACAATATCATTAAGAACTGGATTGTATAAAGCGGCAACGTTGGCATATGCCACTAAAGTAGAAGTGTTAACAAACGAAGAATTTGATAATGCATTCGCAGCCAATGCAGAATTAGCAAATCTATGTACTTGAAGAAACGTAGTTGTTCCGAAATTTCCAGTTGAGTTATCAACGTAAAACAATCCCTTAACGCTATCATAGTATTTCAACACACCGTTAATACTGGTATTAACTGTATTTGGTGTTGAATTTGAAGCTGAAAATACAGTATCTCCTGGCAAAACAGTGGAAGATAAGTTACTGTAACCAATTCCATAAACGGAAAGATAATCAACATTGTGGTTATTAAAATAAACGTCGCCAATACCAGAAGAAAATTTAGCAACATTTAAATTGAACTTAATATATTCAGTTTGCAAAGCTGTCCATTCATTCATGGTAGAACCATAAAATGCAGTTCCTACTATAGGTTGGCTGTAAACTTGGACTCCAGTCGTAATGTCAATATCGCCAAGATTCGCGCTGTAAACTTGAATATCTGGGTCATTATTATCGGGCTTAACAATAAATGCATATTCTGTGCCATTGTTAAGAAATACTGGCGATTCAAAAGTAAATCTTGTGGCTACGTTTGCGGTAGAACTAGTCGTAATTTCATTGTAGTTTAGGTGCACCGTGGAAAACGGCAAAATAGATGAACCATCCGGGTAACCATTGTTTATTTCACAAAGGTAAACAGTAACACCATTGTTGCTGATCAAAGATCCCTGTTTAAAGAAAAGATCAAGAGAAATTGCAAAAACACCGGCTGAATTATCAGGAGTATTAATTGTCAATCCTTGCGCGATTGGTTCATAATAATATGAAAGATTAACGATGTCAGGAATTGTTGTTACGTGTACATTAGTAGTAGTTGTTGATACTGTATTAACAACTGGAACAACTGATAAAATTGGGTTAACTGTTGTTAAAGTAACTACTTGTTTTGTCACACTTAGATTTGAAGCAGTATACGAAGCTGAGGCGGAAGTCGTGATTGCGTCATTGCCTTGAGATAAACTAGTTACGTCAGCAAGTTCTATTACGTGATCGCCAGTCTGAAAAACGCCTGCAGGAACGTTGAATTGACCAGCGACATGTCCTTGTGAGTCGGTAACAATTGGAGTTCCCCAAGTTCCGGTCAGCTGAACTGTATTTGCAGTGGAAGTATCCAAACTAATTGAATTGTTGCCAGAACCTCCGCTCTGTAAAGCGGGAATAACACCAGGAGCGCAATATTGATCTACCAAAATACTATTGAAAAAAACGTGAATTATTTGATTTGGTCTCATGTTATAAGCATAGAAACCAATAACTGTGGGCGCCATGTATGGCTGTAGAGAAACGTCAGTGACGAAATTGCCAACCGTAACTGTATTAGACTGAGTTTGAACTTGAAGCTGTAAACCCTGACTAGTAGAAGTTGTTGTTGTAGAAGTTGTTGTCGTATTAGTTGCTGCCAAGTTTGTCTCCTGAACAAAAAATTATGTAGCTGTAGATTGATAAATTGGAGCTCCGGCGCCAATATTAGAATAATTTGGCGTACTGCCTAAATTGTTGATAATAGTATGCGAAGTGCTATTGGAAACAGTAGTATTCGTGGAAGATACAGCAGCGCCCCAACCTGTACCACCATGGTTCGCTACGAAAATTCCTGATATACTTCCTATTTGGTAACCAGCTGCCGAATATTGCGCTTCTGTTTGAGGTAATAAACTTGATTCGTTATAACCCAAATTCACGTTCAATTTTGTCGCTGTTCCTGAAATAACAGTATTTGTCGTAATTGTTTGTGTTGTTTTCCATGGCCCCCAAACAGAACCAAATGGAGAAGAAGCAAACTGTTGCCAAGGAGTTGCATTGTTTTGGGTTATATTAACGGCGGCTGTTTGGTTAATGTCGATATTATTATCAAAACAAGGAAGCAATATCATAGAACCGTTCCAAGCAAATGCAACGTGAGCGGCTGCTCTATATTTAGTTGCATAAGGTTGTGTGATAAATGAGACGCTTGTGTATGGCAGAGTAATTACTCTTCCAGTTTTCTGAACAGTAGAAGATAAACCACTATTAAATTTGAGATAAACAACTTCTCTTGCAAATTTTGGTCTTGCTATGCTTTTGGTACTGTCGATAGCCACAGAATATTCTTGATTTGTTACATCGCTGTAAGTAAAATCGTTAAATGGGTCAACGAATATTCCATTTTTAAATCTATTTAATCCGTTTTGATCGGTCACAGTTAAATTAGAAGCTTGTGATTCGAGCAAAGATAAAGAAGTATAATATTCAAGATTAGTTATTCTTTGATCAAGTTTACCAATATCGGACATTGTGTAACCTCTATTTGTAACAATATTAGTTGTAATAGAGGTTGATACATCTCTTATCAAATTTTTAGTATTTTGATTTATTGTTTGGTCAGAAGTAATCTGATCATTTGTTAATGAAGGAAATGGCGGTATGTTGAAAACCGCGATAACCATTGCATTATCTGGGTAAAGAGGAGTTTGTGGATTTAATCTAGATACGCCTTCTTTAACCTTGATAGTATTATCTGGAGTGATCATTATAAGATCTTTTCTTGGCAGATACATAGTGTAATCTGCCTGGAAATTCGCTCCATAAGCAGGCGTATTTAATCCAGAGCCAGGTACAAGTAAAGATACTGTATTTGAAGGATTAACTGAAGCCAGAGCAACAGCTGTTGTAATTGATGCAGAAGTTGGATTGTTATTTCCATCATATGTCAAATTGCCAGTATCAGTGGCCGTTGATGTTGATGGTATTCTGAAGTCAACATAATCTCTTAAATATTTTTGATTACCCGCTGTGTCAACATAAAGAGGAATATCTTTTGTTTGCACTGCATTTGTATTTGCAGTATTTGCGTCATCAATTGGATAAGATTCAACAGTGAAAAATCCAATGCCTGGAGTATTGTTTGTTGAAAAATAATCCAACTGTACAAGCAAATATGGATAGGCTGTCTGAGAATATCCACCCTTTGGATATAGATACGCCAAACCATAATGGTCGTCTGTTTGACCAGTATCGTATGTGAAACTTGTAGTTATGTTTGAACCTGATGTTGAATAAGTTGCAGTGGGCGAACCATAAATTGCAGTAACTCTACTTACATCACTAAATCCCAAACACCAAGGACCGAGAGGATTCGTTGTTGTATTAATTTTTACGAATCTATTTTTATTGAATACCTTCAAAGCAGGAGAAACACTAGTTCTCAATACATTATAAAATACTTCTACGCCCATTGTGCTCTGTAATGTAACACCAGTGTTGATGCTGAAAGAGGTTGGGTTATTGATTGTAATGTAACTGCCATAACCGTTAATATTTCCGGTTATTGGAATCAATTTACCTGCCAGAAATGACTTATAATAAGTTTGACCAGAAGTATTAGATCCAAAAGGAGCGTCCACAGTCATAAGTGTACTGTTAGCAACGTTCATCACTGTTCTTACTGTTGAACCTACTTTAATCAAATCTCCGGGAGAAAATGAAGTCACGAAAGTAGTACTCGTACCAACAACATTGGCAGAAGTATTATAAATCTGAACAGTTCCAGTAAGAGCTGTTGAATCTACGTTGGCCGTTGAAATCAAAGAAAAAGTTTGTGAATCGGAAAACGCAAGAATAGAGCCGTTTGAAACACCATATGGCAAAATATCAGTTCCGCCAGGCGCCGAACTTGACAAAGTAATAGAAACAACGCCATTCGAATACATAGTTGAAGCGGCTTGTTTTCTATAAACATAAGAAGAATTGTTATTGTTGCTGGCATTTTTTAGTTTTTGCAAACCATTAACACCGAAAGAATACAGTTGGTCGTCGTAACCTGCTCCAACTATTCCATTAGAAATAACGTCTGCTATACCAGGAGTTGCTCCGTTATAATATAGCGACTGAACTTGATTTACATTATAACCATTACTCATGTTCACATTGAAAACGTGAATCAAATAAGTCGCATTATTGGCGCCCGGAGTTCCTGAGTTATAAGAAAAACATTTAATTGAAGCAGTTCCGATTATGGCATTACTGTATGGAGCTACAGTTGCGAAATTTCTTTTTGTGACTGCTGATTGTGGTAAGTTTAAGAGCTGTACTGTTTGTGCTTGGTCGCAAGGAAAAGTTCCGGCAACTTCGTCGCAAACATAATATCCACCATAATTGAAAGTAATCTGTTGTTCGATATTAGTTTGTGTATCAACACCTCTACGCATGGTTACGTAGTTCGCTTTTACGAATCCAACAGGCTGGCCCTGAGCGTAACCGCTTCCCGGATTTACTTGACCGTAAAATGAATTGGCAGTTAAAATTGGCAGACCATTTCCTGATGTATTAGTTACAGTTGTAATAGAAAATGGATTTGTTACATAATTTCCTGCCTCATCATAAGTTCTTGATGCGACTGCATTGCCAACAATAGAATATAGATTTGCGGCAGAAGTTGACTTGCTGACTAGAGCATTATAATTATAATTGGCAATTGGATTGAACCCTGTTGTATTAGCAGCTGTTGCTGGGTCCAATGAAACTAGTGTTGGAGATATTTTCAAACGATCGGCGCCAGGAGCGTTTTCGTTTGAATAGCCAAGAGCATTATCAAGTAATGAAGGATCTTGGTTATAAGTTACGATTGATTCAAGACCCTGGAACCCAACAACATTATTCCCCGCTGCCACGCCATAAGCATTGACCAATCCAAAGGTTGGATTGATTACTTCGACGAAAGTTCCGTTAACGAAAATGACACCGCCAGAAACACTAATTCCGTGCGCATTACCAGTACTGGCAACATTAGCCGATGAGTTTGAATAAACATTGATAACAGCAACTGTATCAGCAACATTGTTACCAGTTCTTGGAATTTTATAGAAAGTCAATTGGTCTGTGTTGGAAAATACCACAGAATTTGCAGTGCCAGTTCCCTGATAATTGATATAAATTGCCGTTGGCATTGTATTGGGGTAGCTCGAAGCAAGACCCTGATTTGACAATAATACTCTGCCACTTAACCCACTAGTTGAACTTACGCATTGAGTATTTGCCAAAGAAGAAACATTATAAGAAGAACCGTTAGATTGAAAATCTTGAAGAAATACATAAGGAACAATCGGTAGATCTGTTACTCCACATCCAGAAACAATATCGCCGTTTTTAAACGCCCAGTTACCAAACTTTTCTATTTGATCCTGTAATATCGACTGAACTTGTGTTAGCTCGCGCGCCTGAACAGCGACCGCTGGCTTAAATAGAACACGATAATACTGATTATTTGCATTAAAGTCATCGAAATAAGGACTTACATTAAGATCAGTTGTAATTGGCATTATTATTTCCCGTTTTTATTATACTAAATCAAAATTTATTATGCATCTAAGGTTATTTTTTGGCTGGCTGCTACAATGGTATCGTTTACCATCAAAACAAACAAATCTACCTTTTTTTGGTGTTACTCTTTTATGTTCGACCAATTTAACATTATTAGAACCAGCTGGAGTATTTTCGGTAGTTTGTTCGTAAATTATAGTATCACCATCGCTATCATTACAATAATAAATGCAAGCCAAATGATCTATGGGTAAATCAACATGTATGCCATTGTGTTCTTTAACGTATTTATCGTTCAATGGCAACTGTAAAAATGATCTAGTATAATGTATATCATTAATTTGCAAATTTAATTTTTTTATAAAATTATTTATTATTGGAACACAAAGTAGTTCATAAAAATTAGATTGTATTCCTTCATTTGGATGCTTGAAAACTTGAACAAAACCGTGAGAAGGATATTTGCTAATTCCACCACTCACATCATTTAAAAAATTCCATTTTCCGGCCATAACATAATTAAAAATTTTATTTTGAAACTCAACGTCAATCAAATCATCAATAACAAAAGTTTCTTTCATCATATATCCTATATTTGAATAATCAATTTAAAAGCCTCAGTCTGTGCATTAGCGCGATTTACATTACTTATATTTTGATAATATAAAGGAATAATATCTCTCGCGTAAATTTGACCTTGTCCACTATTTATAGCTATAGAAGTAGTCAAAGAACTGTTTGTTGTACTTACAATTGTTTCATTATTGACGAAAAATTTATCACCAGTTAGATATATGACAGAAGAATTTGAAAAAGCAACTGTTCCAAGAGAACTACTAGTCACGCCTTCAACTTGACTTCCAACAGGAAAGGTTATTGCTGAAGATACGTTCGCATACAAAAGTTGATTAAATGTATTAGAAGAAAAATTAACTGAGCTTTTTGACCCATTCGCATTTAAAACATTTGGATTTTTAATAATGCCAATTTTATTGTAAAGAACATTCGTTGGAATTGTGTTTGATTCTGAATTGATGAAATTGAAAGAAATAGCGTATCCTTTCATATTCAATTCAGCGGCTGGATTGCTCCCATGCCCGCCAGCTGGAGGAACAATAGCATAAGCATTCGCACCAACACCATAATGAGAATTACTTACAATAGAAACATTTGCTCTGGAAATATTAACGCCAGGATTAACAACAACAATTTGCGAAATAGAATTTGATGTTGTATTAATTACTGAATAAGCTGAAGGATCAATTGAACCGTCAGTATCAAAAACAACTGACGGGGAAATGATATATTGGCTTTGTGACGGAGTTATGTTTACGGTGTTTGGAGCTGAGTTTGTATAAACCCAATTACCTGAAGAATTAGAAACATAATTTTGAATATAAAAAAGTTGCGAAGAAGTTGGAGAGTTATTATTATAAACATAAATTGAATTATTGTTATAATAAGTGCTTACCGAATATGCATTTTGTTGAATTTGAATTACACTACTATTCGCGAATTGTACATATCCTTGATGATATGTACTGTAACCTATACCACCATTCGATACAACCACAACGTCAATACCAGCATTATTTGAGGCAGATGATGATATTAATGTGTTTGCATATACTGGAGCGTATTGATTAGTAGCGAAATTGTTATAATTTTCATTTGAAATTGAAGATATGTATCTCCAACCATACCCATCCGATTTGTAAAACGTATTAGCTTGCAACTGATCTGGCTGTCTTGTGGAAGGACCGCCATTTGCATTGTTAATACATTTAAAAATAAGATAATCTCCACCAACAATGGATGGTGGAGTTATTACATAATATTGGCTATTTGCCAAATTAACGTTTGTATTATCATATTGTGTGTAATATGTATTAGGCGACCAAATACTATTTAAAATAATTGGAGCAAAATTTGAATTGGCTAATTTTTTACCAAAAATAAATTGCCAATCATTAGTAAATGTTGTGTCATAATTATCTGTTGCAACCGTCGGAGTCCCATTTGTATACGCTATCGGATTTGAGGCGAAAGCGTAGTATTGTGAAACGTTGGCCGTAACATTATATACTAATTCATCAAATATTGCTTTTTTATAATTTGCGGAAATGTAACCCATAAATTAAATCCCGATCGCAGTCCAAGTGATTAAAGCGTTGGCCGTGTTTGCTGTGATAATAGTAAATGCTGTGGCATTAATTGAATATACAGCAGGAGTATAAGTTCCACCCGCAGCATTAGTTGTTGCAGATAATGAGAAACAATTTGTTGTAAATGCAGCGCCAGTGGATGTTGCGAATGTAACAATCTGTGCTGTGCTGTTAACAGTTGCAGTTCCCCATTGCATCAATAAACCGTTAGTAATTCTCGAATAACCGTTTGCCAATGCGGCTGCGTGAGCAACGTTTGACGTTCCCAAAGTAATAGTATTAGTTGAAACAGTAATATTGGAGTTTACGAAGGTGCCAGTCGTATTTGCAATAAACACATTTGCTGATGCGTTGGAAATTACAACAGAAATTGGAGAAATATATACGTTTCCAGTTGGCGAAACTATCACATCAAAGGTTGAGTTGCCATAACCATAGTATGTTGAATTGCCTGAGAAAAAGTGTGTCGAATTAGAAAAAGTATTTACAGTAGAGTTACCGACAGAGAAAACGTTGGTAACAATGCTGTTGCCGTTTACTGTCAAACCTGAGCTGTTGGCAATAACATATGTTCCGACATTTGCCGAAGTACTTGCATAGAAAGTAGCTGTATTTACCTGACCAGTAATGTTTATTGCAGCAGCGCCAATTAATGTAGAATTAGCGGTAAATGTAGCGCCAATAGAATAAGAAGCGGCGTTTACTGTTCCTGTTACATACAATCCAGTGGAGTTAGAAGCAATACCATTGGCATTAAATACGCTGGCATTAGCAACAACAACAGAACCAACTGTGAGAGCAAAAGCATTGATAGTTGCAATAGAGGTAACGTTCGCGCCAAAGTAACTGTTACCATTAACAGAAAGAGTATGAACAGGAGCGGTATTATTAATACCAATATTTCCAGTTGGAGTAATTCTCATTCTTTCGTTTGTAATCAAAGTGCCATTGGTAAAAAAATTAACAAATCCGTTATTTGCTGTACCAATTGAAAGATTCGTATTGCCTGTGTAAAGATAACCGTCAGAAGCGCCGCCAATCGTCCAAAATGATTGAGAAAATGCGCTTCCGCTAATTCCCATATCAATAAAATTGTAACTATTTGAACCGTGAGAATCATAAGCGGCAAAATCAGAAGAAGCATTTGTCGCTAAAGTATTACCGTAGTTAACAACAACAGAATCAACGCTTGCGTTTGCTATTCCGGAAATTTGAGAAAACGTAGTAGTTCCTGATGTATTCTGATAGCCAACAACAGAATTAACAGTTGAATTACCAATAAACAGAGCTGAAGTATTAATAACTACGTTAGAACCAACATAAACTGAAGAAGTAGCATTAATAACTGTTGTAAAAATACCAGAAGAATTGGATACTGTTGTCGTACCGACTGAAAGAGTGGCGGCATTAACAACATTAGCATAAACGCCGGAAGAATTCGCCACAGTTGATGTGCCGACTGCGTAAGAAGCGGCGTTAATACCATTAGTAACAAGAACGCTGTTACCAATAACAACCGAATTAGCAACACCAATACCGCCATTTACTACTAAAGCTCCTGTAGAAACGTTAGTAGATTGTGCATTAGAATATACTAGTATTTCAGTTTGATTAGTAAATATAACATCAGCCGAACCATCTGGATCAATTATCAAATTGGCATTAGAACCAAACGGTGTGGAAATTGTATTGACGTATAAATTAGCTGTTACAGTTATATTATTAGACGCCAAAGCGTTGGTATATAAGTTGGCCGTAACGGTCATATTATTAGAGGCCACAACGTTATTAGTTGATAGCGTTGGCGTTAATGCAGAATAAAACTCACTAAAATTATTTTGTATCTTTATCATCGCCGTGCGAATTGGATCGCCAGTTCCATCGTTCGCTATCGTTCCAACGTTTATTGTTTGTTGCGCCATGTTTTACTGTTCCTTAGTAATTAAGAATATTTTTATCCGATGTGATATTTGCGTTATCCGATAGTATTACTATGCTATCTGCCGTGAAATAATCTTCAATAGTTTCATCAACAGTAATTAATAAATTATCAGAAGTGATAAGCGTTGTATCGCTAGTCAAATTCTTGTTTGGATAAACAGCAACATATGGTGTATCATAAAGTAATTCAACAGGAGAATTTTCATTATTTATTAATAAGAATTCGCCAAATAGTTCCGAACCAGCTGGATGGAACGTGTTATATATTATATTTTTATATGTGTCTAATGTTGAAGCGGCTTTGATTTGATATGAGAAATCTTGATAAAAATAACTATCCTGAATGTATTTATCAGAATTTAGGAATCCTCTTGTCGTTGACCAATAACCTCTTCCTTTACCAACACCAGATTTAATGACTTCTGCTTGAACAAAAGAAGCAGTGTTAAATTCTGATATTGTTGTACTCAATACAGCGCCCGATCCTTTCGCTGTTTTTACTAAAATATTTGGTAATGAATTATAACCAGACCCGGAAAATGTCAATACAGCTGCAGTAATTTTTCCGGTATTATCAGTAGTTACATAACCTTTGGCAGGAGAAGTTGTATCGCCTCCGGAAAATACCAATAACTCTCCATTACTATAACCAGATCCACCATTGATTACGTTTGGTTGAGTTAATCCGCCATAAAGATACGCCTTAACAAATTCACCATCAATATATCCTTTACCAGAATTTACGAGAGAAACTTGACTGACGATGTTATTACCAACAGATGGTAAAGCTGATATGATTTCATTTTTACCGTCTATAGTATTATCTGCTCTGTACATAACAGGATCGTTGAAAGTAAAATTCGCAGGTAAAATTACAGAGGCTGCTTTGAAATTTCCAACAGTATTTGAATATGATGGAGGACCGTATAATGTTATGGAAGTGTTTGAATTTACGGTTTTTATTATTTGTTCTTGTGATACTGTGGAATTAGCAACGAGAACAATAACATCTCCATTTGAAAAATAAGTAGAAAAAGAAGTTCCACTTCCCGTAACTGTATTTGAAGTTGTGGAAAAAGAAATTGTTCCAGGCAAAGTGTTGCTGAACATC